GAGTGTTATTTTTTTAGACATTGTTTATCCTTTATTTGTTTAATCTGCTTCAATAGTGATAGCAATTAAATCTCCAGTAGTACCTGCTACTGCTTTTTGACTTATTGACAAAAACATAGCTTCTTCTTCAGAAAAAGATACATCTGTTAAAATTGCTTTTGGTATTGAAAAATCTATATTTCTAGGAACATCTCCACTTGCACTAGTTTTTGCAGTTAGTGAGTTTGCAAGAGTTCCAGTAGATTGCTGTTCAAAAGATGCAACTAAACCGTCTGTGTCTGCATCGTATTTTACAACTGATTCAAATGTAACTGATGCTTCAGGTAATGCTCTTGCAATAATTTGATGATCTCCGTCCTGATCAAAACCCATAAACTGAACATCGTTTTCAATGGTACAGCTAAATGATTTAAGAATAGGGGAAGTTACACCAGCAATTACAATATCTGCATCTGTAGTAGAAGCGTCATCTGCGTAATCTGTTGTAAAGTAATTTAAGTTAAAGTGAGTTCTTGCAGTTGGATTTAAGTTGCTACTAAAAATTGGCTTCATACCAGTTTTAAAAGTTCCTGACATTTTAATTCTTCCTGACTCTTCACTAATATCTCCGTTTAATGTCAAAGATGTCAATACACACCCTTTAAACAACATAGAATTATTAGCTTCTGGAGAACGAAGTAAAACACTAAAAGTTGCAATATTAGCCGTTGATGAAGTATCTCCTTTTTTTAATTCTGAAGGATTGTAAGATGCAGGTATAGAAGAAGCACCACTTGCGTCTTGTGTAATGTTTTGAACTAACATAGGTAAAATAGTAGAATCTGCGATTCCTGAAAAACTAATTTCTTTTACGGTTAGGTTATTATTTAAAAACATATCTACTGTTTTTAATGTTCTACCTGCTCCGTGTCTTACATCTAAAACTTGTTGTGGATTCAATGAAGGCATCTCGATTGAATCAATGTTAATTAATTTATAATTTGTGTCGTTAGATCCACCAGCTTGTGCTGTTCCTACTACTCCTTCGTGAGCAATAGCTAACTCAAATTCTTTTGGAGAATAAGCTGTACTTAAATTTGCCATTTTATTTTACCTCTTTAACTTTTGATTTTACTTCTTCTAAATAATCTTTTGCTAATTCTGGCACATTTTCTAATTCTACAGATTTCCCACCATTTATTTGTACCCAGTCAGAATAATCTAGCTTTAAGTAACTAGGTTTGCTAGGCATAAGTTTGTCTTTTAGTTTATATTTTTTAGCCATAATTAACTCCTTACAATATAAAAAGATCCATCTGAAAGTACAAAGAATTTATCATTCGAGGTAACAAATCTCACAAACTTGTCGTGTACCTCTTCATATAGAACTGGAACTGAAATTCTTGAAACATAAGAATCTTGTATTCCTGTATCAATATTGTGTTCTATAGTGGGCATAGCAGCATAGAAATATGGTATGTTTCCACCATTAGAATTGTTAAATAAAACTGTTTCTATTCTACTTATATCTTTGTACATAACATTTAGTGCTTTTTCATTATCTAGTTTAGTATTGATTACATAATCCATTTCTATATTGTATAGATTCATATATGTATTTGTTCGTTTTTCTTGTAATTCTTGAGATGTAGGATATATACGCAATGACTTCGTTCCAATATCTTGATGTTTTGTATCAAAATAAATTGGTAATGCACCTTTAAATTCTGTTCGTAGTTTATCTCTTAATGGAGTCATAATTTTATCATAGGTAATATTATTTGATGATACAGGCATTATCTTACACTCCTTACCGAAAGTTTAAAATCTGCTTTTCTGTAACCATTGAAATCATTATCATCTTGATAGTCTATGGAATTTACTTCTATCTTAAATGTGGGATTTATTTCCATTAAAGAATACAATGTTTCTTCTAATCTGGAAACTATTTTAAAAAACTTTTTTATAGTATTATCGTTTCTCTTTTTGTCTATCATATAAAAATTAACATTTAAATTGTATGTGCTTGATAGTTTTGTAAACATTGTGTTGTTCGGAGTAGAGTTATCTCCTTGAATTATAGCAAACTGATTTCCTCTGTGATTAAAATTTCTTGAACGAAATATTGGAAGAGATGATTTAAATTCACTTCTTAAAGCATTTTGGATAGACTCTTCTATATCTGATTTCCAAGCATTAGTAGATACGAGAGCCATTCTTACCTCGATAGAATTGCTTAAAATCTTTACGAGTCATTTTGACTGAACGCATAGAGGCGTTTTCTACTTCTTCGTATATACCAGTAACTTCTACTTCCCACTCATCATTCTGTGTTGCAGTAGAGGAATCACTTGATCCTTGAAACCTTACTTGTAAACCACCTGCTAATTCTTGATAATCGCCATTTATAATTTCATCTTGTAAAACTAAATCGTTTTTTAGTCCATCTGTATTTTTAGCGAAAACAGAATATTTAGCAGTACCCATTGCACCACCAGTTGTTACAAGAACTTTTAGTCTGTCGTAGCTACCAAAGTAATTTCCTCTAGTATCAACAATATTAAGACTTCCAGAAACAGATATTTTTCTCACAATTCCTTTAGAAGCATCTCCAGTATTCATATAACTAAGTTTTGCTCTTCCTGCATTTAAATCTTCAATGTGCATAGTTGCTTCTTCAAACAACGCTTCTGCTATTTCACTTGTTGGATCTTTTCCTTTTACTAGAAAGAATGCTGCTATAAGCGAAGTTAATCTTCTAATAAGATAGTCGTATGTTCCGTCTTTTAATAAAAACTGCTCTCTAGGTAAGTTAGAATCTAGTTTAGAATCAACATAATCACTTGCGTCTTTCATAACTCTAGTTTTTAAAGTTGCAAAATCTTCTCCAGCTTCCATTAGTAAGTCATCAGGATTACTGCTAGAGTTGTAATAATATACTGCATCTGTTGCACTATCATAAAACCATTCATCGTTTGCATTCACATCAGATAAAGAAGATTGTGCAGCACCTAAATCTTTTCCGTCTACAAACAATACAGTTACTAATCCAGAATCGTGTGATACATACCTAGTTCCTGAATCTACAACCCAGCTGTATATAGGTTTTTTTGTATCAAATTCATCTAAATTAGGAAAAGCATCTTTTAAATCTCTCGATGTAATATATGTAGGCATTTATTCTCCTTTGGCTCTTTTATACCAACCATACCAAAATTTTTCTTGCGTAGGGTTATCTGAAATTAGCAAAGAATAGAATAAAATTCTATATGAAATAAATCTATCTGCCTCTAATTTTTTACAAGCAGATATTGTTGCAGCACCAATCTTGCCGTCCTCTTTTATTTCAAATGTATTTTTATTATTACACGCTTGTTGCAATATCTTTACTGCACGATATTGTCCAGTATTAACTACACAATCAAAGTAAGCGTATCTTAAGTCTGTAGGAAGTTTAGACGCTTTGGAAGGAATCCAATAGTCTTTGTAGTATATTTCTTTTGCTTGTTCTCTTGTGAGATTTTTAATATCTAAGTGTGGATAAAAGCGTTTTGTGATACCATAGTTAGTTTCTCCACCAAGATCGTCTTTGTCATTGACATATCCTCCTTCGTGTTGTAACACTTTTTCTATAATATCATCAAATTCCATTACGCTGATTTCTTTACTTTCTCGAATGAACGCATTCCCCCCAAACCTAAGAGTCCGAGAAGTATTGTTGTCAATGTACTCATATCGAATACTGGTAAATCCACTTGATAGCCAAATGAATATACAAGAAAAAGTAAGAACGGTTGTAGTACGAAGTGATAACATAATGCTACTCCACAAGTCCAACCAACAAAAGGACGCCAACCTGCAACAAACAAACTATTGCTATTGGCTTCAACTTTATTAACTTCAATTTGAGCTTTGTTGATGTCTTGTATAAGTTCTGCTTTTTCTGTTTTATCCAGAGTAAAGTCATCGATTTTATCTACTACTTTATCAATTATTCCTGCTACTACATTAAGTTTTGGCATTTTTTTTGCCTTTATCTAAAGATTGTAGTGCTTCTATAACTCCTTGTTGTTTAGCTATTTGCATACGCAATTCTGCGTTATTTGCTTGTAGCATTTGAATTTGCTCATTGGATTGATTGAATTGATCTACCAATTCTTTTAGTTTGGATTGTTGTTCTTCTAGTTTCATAGTATTCCTTACTTTATTTATATTTCTAAGAATATAATAAATTATGAATATCTACGCATCTTTTTTCTTGTTTTTTTGGAATACTTGGCTCGTTGCTTTCCTGCCTTCTTTGCTTTTCTTTTCTTACGAGTTTCGTATGCGTACTCTGAAGAAGTCATTGATTTTAACAATCGTTCTGGTAAATATCGTTCTCCAGTTTTAGACGACGGCTTACCAGATTTGGTACGCCATTTTTGTTTTGTCCACCTGCGTAGACTTTTCTGTGATTTCTTGAGAGCCATTATCTATAACCACCACCTGCTCTTTTGTAGGCGAGTGCTAACATCTGTGCTTTTCTAGCACTCCATTGTCCAGGATTGCCACCTTTGTTACCTCGTAAAATACGCTGGAATATTCTTTTTCTTAATCCAGGTTTGGTGTAGTTTCCTGCTTGATTGACTCTCGATTTTCTTTTCTTCTTCACTCTCTTACCTCTTTTCTTACATCATTGATAATAGTATTTTCGTCAAACCTCATACTAATACCAGGAACAAATCTTTTTACCTCTTTACCTTTCTCTAAAACAATGATGGTAGGAACTATTGTTATGTTCCACTCTTTAGCTATTGTAGCACCAATAACTTTATCTTCTATGTCTATTTCTGCTACATAACATATATTTGCTAGTTTCTCAATCTTAACTCTGTTTTGATGATTCCAACTTGCGTTTACTTGCACAACTGAACAATTCTGCACATTTAACAACTGTACATCTTGAAAGCTGTCTAATCTAACGGACTGCGAGTGTAAGGGCGATTGCCATAACAATAATCCAAGCAACCATACCATACCATAGTAATAATTCATCTTTGTACCTCATATTAATTATTATTCATTTTTAGCAGAGTGTCATTAATACTGCGTGTATCTTCTTTAATGTCATCTACTTTCTCTTCAAGTTTTTCAACTTTATCTTCTGTATTCATAATACTATTACGAATCATCTGATCTTTTAAATCATATTCTGTTCTACTAACTGGTGGCTCAGGAAGCTCTTTAGCTTCTTGTATATCAGCTTGTAGATTAAACCATAATCCAACCACCATAAATATTGTAACACCAATACTAACAGCAGTTTCTATACTTAGTGTAAATTTTGTATTTTTGTTGACTTCCATTTTTAATCCTTTACCATTTTACTTTGTTCGCCCAGTAAGCAGCACTCATCTTACCTCTGGCGATATTTTTTCTGTGTCTAGCTTTAAACGATCTTCTCCTAGCTCTTTGTGCAGCAGTTCTAGGATTCTTTCCTGCTCCTCGTACTCCTTGTTGTCCAAACCTAATCAGTCTAATCTTACCACCTGATTTCGCTAATACAGCGTGTGACTTCTTAGGGTGTTTAGGTGTTCTCTTAGGTTTATTGTAACCTGAAAATCTTATGCCTCTGTATGTAATAGCCATTATGAAATCTCCGAGTGTACTAATACTCCACCTGCAAAAAAGTTATTATTCTTTGTCAGAATAGTATAAGTTTCTGTTTCGTCAGGACTTAATAAGTATTTATCTATTACTTTAATAGAATCCATAAATCTAATTCTATCTCCTTTTTGTATTTCTTCTGCGTCTAATCCATATAATTCTTTTGCTTTTTCAGGATCTAAACATACCATAGTTCCGTCCTCTTTGTATATAGGGTGATCTTTGGTAATTGATAATCCTCTATTTATAGTAGATGTATTTCCGTGTGTATATTGTATATCTTCCATATCTTCAAACCTATAAACCACTAAGTCGCTGTGCATCGGTTTTTCTATTTTTAGTATTTCTACTTCTTCAACAGAATTTGTTTCAAAATTATAAGACATAATCATATCGCCAACTTCTAGTTCGCTAATATGTTTATAGTAATCAATACAATTTACTGGTACTGCTTCGTGTACACAAAATCCACCAAAACTTGTAACACTTGTCTGTAAAGTCATTGTAGTATTAGAAGTGTTATTGTTTGTAAATGTTATATCTCTCATAACACTTTCAGTAACTGCTGAGTGTGGTAAAAAACAAAATCTTGCATTAGCAACACAGCTTCCTGTAAAAGTAATACTATTGAACACATACTCGCCATTAAGTGTTTTCATTTTACTATCAAATACAGTATTACTACTATTTGTACCAGGGTCGCTATCTTCTCCTAAGGCAACTCTAACACTACCTTTAGCTGTTCCAGATGTTACGCTGTTTGTAACACTCATAGTGCCACTTGCATCAGTCATTGAGTTGGTAGTAACTGCGTGATTAGCAATATTGTCGCCTGGACTTAATCCAATAAATCTGATTGTTGTATCACTCCAAGTACCAAAAGAAGCATTAGCTGCTGCTGCATCGTGGTCATAACTATAGAACTCGCTTATAGCGTGTGGAGCAGAGCCGTCTGGACGATCTGCACTATCATTTACAGTATTGATAGTTGCAACAGTTCCGTCAGATAAATCTTCTAATGAAGTATTAGCAGTAGTAGAAGTTCTACCAAACTCAGTATTTATCTCACTAAACTTTATTTCTCCAGATGCTTGTAAAGTCATTTCTTTCCTCTAATGGTATTTATTAATCTCATAACATAAGCTATCATTTTTTTAACTCTTCTATTTCTTCTTTTAATTCTTTAATAGATTCAATTAGTAATGGTACTAACTTCTCATATTGTACTGTTAAATAGTTTTCTCCAGATATTGAGTTATCTTCTCCGTCATTATCAAATGGAGCTAAATCAACTGCTTCTGGTTGTACTTCTTCTACATCTTGTGCATATACACCAACATAGTCTTTATCCATATCGTACTCTGCTTTTTCGTTAGCAAGTTCGTTCCAGTTATAAACAAATCCAGACAACTTACTTACTTTGTCTAAAGCATTTTCTATAGGGCGTATATTTTCTTTTAATCTTTTATCTGATGCAAATGCAACAATATCGTTACTTGCGTGTATCATACCATTTGTACCATTAATAGAAGCATTAACGCCTAAGGAAGAATTACTTAATGCCATACCAGCTTCTCTAATATACATACGCTCAGTTCCACTACTACTACCAGTAGTTGCATTAATTCTAAAACTTAAATCATTACCCTCTTGGAATATACAAGAAGTAGAAGTTCCGTCAAAAAATGCTCTGGAAGAATTATTAGCATTATCTGATGCTTTGAATAAAACACCGTCAGCTCCACTATCATCAAAGGTAGTTCTTGCTGTAAAAGTTATTGCTCCACTTGCAGTATCTGTGGCATCACTTCTTAGAAATGAACTACCTTGAACTCCGTCAAGTTTATCAGCATCTAATCCACTACCACTTCCGTCATTACCTGCGTCCCAAATAGTATTTCCTGCTCTTTCTAAAGTTCCACCGTGTGGTTGTAAATTTAAACCAAAAGCAGCAAAGTCAGAACCTCTTGCAGATTGTAATGCAACTTTATAACCACCAGTAGAATTTAATGAAGCTACATATAGGTAAACATCTGAACCACCAATTCTTGCGTGTGCATCTGCATCACTATCTAAAGCATCTGGGCGTGTTAAAGAGTTTCCTATATTAACTCTGCCAGTAAAATCTATAGTTCCTGTTGCTGTGTCATTAGCATCGCTTCTTATAAATGAAGATCCAGAACTAACTCCCATAATTTCAGTTCTTACATTTGCTAAAGTTTTCTTTCTTATATATCCGTCATTGGTGTTTACATAATAATCAGTAGATGCGTTTGTAGTATTCCCAGAAGTAGTATTTATCCAACCAAATAAAGCATATCCATTAGATTGAGTTCTTACAACAGTATTTGCTTGATTATTTCTTGTAGAAGAGTTTAGCTGAAGTCCGTCTAATGTGTCAGCGTCTAAACCACTTCCACCACCGTCTACTGTTTTAATAGCAGTTAGTATTTGTGCTGCTGTTTGGTCTGCAGTAGCTCCACTTTCTATTCCGTCTAATTTACTTCCGTCAGAAGCAACATCTCTACCGTCTACTGTTCCAGTTACTGCTATATTACCACTTACATTAGTATTGTATCCAAGAGTAATAGTTTCAACTGCATTATTACTTGAATTGGTTGAAATTTGTAATGGATAAGTTCCAGTATTGTTTAATCTAATACTATAATTACCACCGTCTGCAATCATCCACCAATTAGGAGTATTTGTTACACCAGACTCTTGCAATCTATATCTTGGAGCTGCACCAGTTAATTGCATATTTGTATCAAGTCTTGCGTTATTTAAAGTACCAGAAGTAATCTTAGTTGCTGCTAAATTAGCAATTCTTGCTGCTGCTACTGTACCACTAGTGATTAAATTACCACTATGATTAGGAACAGAAGTTAGAAATGCAGATGCGTGATTTCCGTCTAATAAATCTGCATCTAACCCACTATTAGCTCCGTCATTACCACTATGCCACATCTCAAACCAACTACCAAAACTACCATTAGTTACTCTTCTTATAAAAAATAATTGATTGTCATTATCTCCACCAGACATCTGTAATCCGTAGTTACCACTACCACCAGTTCCGTGTGAGTATAAACTCAATCCCCAATTAGCGTTGTTAGCCATTGAGCCACCACCACCTAATGGAGTATTTGAAGAATTGTTGCTATATCTAAATGGTTGTAATCCAGAATTTTTACCAGTTGATATATCATTGGTAAATCCAGTATTTACATTTGTAACCGTTGCTCCATTAAGTATAGCTGTTGTACCTTGATTCCCCAGTAATTTACCAGTAAAACTAATATTACCAGCAGCAGTATCTCCAGTATCACTTCTTAAAAAACTACCAGCTCCTAAATTATTTAATAAAGTAGAATTTGCTGCTGTTCCAGATGTAGATAGCTTTGCATTTAATTGTGTTTGTATAGCAGATGTTACTCCGTCTACGAAGTTTAATTCTGCTTTGGTTGCAGTAATACCTAAGTTAGTGATCGCATTGGCTTGTTGTGTGCCAGTTAATCCTTGTGAAGCTGTATCTACTCTTAATCTATTCCCTAATGAAGTAGATGTTGTTGTTGCGAAGTTAGCGTCATCTCCTAAAGCTGCTGCTAATTCGTCTAATGTATTCAAAGCTGCTGGAGCTGAATTTACAATACCAGCTACTTCTGCGTCTACATACGCTTTAATACTTTGTTGTGATGCTACGGCAGTTGCACTATTTGATGACATATCATCTTGATCTAATATACCAGATGAAGTTAAATAGGTATTATTAGAGTCAATAACTAAAGTACCACCAGCATACAGTCTTAATCTATTATTATCAAATTGAAGATAGGTATCTGTATCTCCCATATGTCTTAGTACATAAGGAATTTCCATATAGCTGTGAGCAAGATTCATAGAACTTGATAGACCTTGAGCAGATCCAGCAGTTACATCAGAAGCAGAAGTTTCAAATGACATCAATCCCTCAGAAGATGTAGCATCAGTATTTACTTCTATTCTTGCAGATTGTCCATTTTGCTCTGGTACTCCTCCAGTATGATTAAAAGTAAGATTTGAATTTCCGTATCCGTCATTAATAGTTAATCCAATAGCTCCACTACCTACACCAGCTTCAATGTGTGATGTTGCTGCTATTCTACCATTTGCACTATTTGCATTTGTATTTACACCTAAACTACCAGTAAGGATTCTAATATCTCCAGTATTAGTTAATAAGCTACCATTAAAAGTAAGATTAGATTCTGCGTTCATAGCATCTGTACCAGTAGCAGTAAGTATTCTATTATTGCTACCATTAGTCATAAAATCTGATACATCTACACTAATAGTAGAATTACCAGTTCCAGAACTTACATCAATACCAGTACCAGCTATATTAGTAGTTACTGTATTTGTATCTGAAGTTATATAACCAAAACTTTCTATTCTGTCATTGATCGCTGCAGAAGTCATTAAAGAAGTATTGTTATCTGCAAAAGATTCACTTGCTGTTTGAACTGCTGTTAGTCCAACACCGTCAAATGTAAAAGTTTTACCAGCAGAGATAGATACATCTTCTGCAAATATAGCATCTCCGTCTGTTGAGAATATTACAGCGTTTGCTGCTGATGATCCAGATTTTAAAGTAAGTCCACCTAATAGTTGTGTTAATCTACCGTATTCTGTACCACCGTCTTTTAAAATTACATCAGCTCCGTCTGCATCAAGAGTCAAATCTCCAGCAACATCAATAGTTTCTGATTGTAATGTTGTTATTATTGTTTTTGATGTTCCAGCATCTACTTGAAATACTACATTGCCATTGCTATCTTTTGCTCTAAAATCTAAATCATTGCCACCGTTATTGTGCATTGTATAAGCATCATAAAATGTAATTTTACCAACATTATTTCTAACAATATTAAGATTATGATCTGTTGTTGTTCCAACAGTACCTAAAGTATCACTTGCAGCAAGTCTTAAACTAACAGTATTTGTAGTATCTGTTATGTTTAATTGTGGAGTTGAAGCATCGTTAAATGTTACATCTCCAGTAAAAGTAGGACTTGCTAAAGTTTTGTTAGTAAGTGTTTGTGAGCCAGTAAGTGTAGCTACTGTTGAATCTATATTTAAAGTTACTGTTCCAGATGTACCACCACCAGATAAACCAGTACCAGCAGTTACACCCTCAATATCTCCAGTTGCTCCACTACCACCTATTGCATTTAATCCAGTAGCTGCAGTTTCTCCGTCGCCAACAAATAGTTGGTTTGTGTCGCTTTTATATATTAGTTCTCCTGCTGCAGGTGTACCTGCATTAGAGAGGTTAGTACCTCTCTTAATCTTAATAGTATTTGACATTAGCTGCTCCTAACTTAGTAAGTTCCACCGTCAAAAGTGGTATTTGCGAATCCCTGCTGTGCTTCAATAGGTTTATTAAATTCCCATTGAGTACCAGTATCATCGTAAAGAATAGAAGCATTTGCTCCTGCTACTTTAATACCTGCACCGTCTGCTTCAGCTGATGATGTTGCACCACTTGCAATAATAACTTCTTTATCTTCAACTGTTAATGTAGCTGTGTTTAAAGTAGTAGTATCTCCTTGAACTACTAAGTTTCCACCAACGGTAAAGTTACCAGTTGTGCTACAATTACCTGCTAAAGCAATTCCGTCTACAATTTTAGCAGCAGTTACTGCATCGTTTGCAATGTGTTCTTCATCAATACTACCAGCAGCAAAGTGTTCACTATCAACTGCGTCATCTGCAATTTTAGCACCATTGATTGCGTTATCTGCAATCTCTGCATTTACTACACCACCAGTTTTGATAGTTACTACTCCACTATTTACTGCAAAGTTGTCGCTTGAAAAAGAAGCTAATCCTTTTGCACTAGTTGTAGCAAACACATTAGAATCAGTTACATCTAAAGCTAATGATACAGAATTGTCGTCAGTACCTGAAGATACTGTACCACTTAATCCGTTACCGTAGGTAAGATCTTGCAATGTAGGTAAGTGAAATACTTCTACACTGCTATTGTTATGTCTACCAACATATAATTTTTTATCTGCCTGATTTAATGCTAACTCTCCACTAGCTAAACTACCTGGTGGTGTTGTGTTAGTATTACTACTATGTCTTTTAATTTGGACTGTATTAGCCATATTATTCTCCTAAAAATTATGTATAAGTTCCACCCTCAAGTGTCTTATTATTTAAACTCTGCGATGATGCAACATCGACTATATCGTCATTGTTTGTACCACCGACTGTTTTGTCGTCTAATTGATTTAACTCAGAAGCAGTAGCCGTAACATTATTTAATTTTGTTAAGTCTGCTTGTGTGACTCCACTTGAATCTACTTTAGTTACAGATGCGTCTACTGCTGCTCCAGTATGAGTTGATGTAAAATTAGCCATATTAATCTATCTCCTTTTAGTTTAGGGGAGTGTATTTCAACTCCCCAATAAACTATTAGTCTACATTTACGAAATTAACAATTCCAGCATCTGCGTTACCTGCAGCTTGTGCTAACACAGCTCCAAATAATACATCAGCTACAACAGATGTAGCCAAGTGATCAATGTCATAAGCACTTTGAACTCTTGGTGCAATTTGTTGTGCAAAGTAAACTGAATCTCTACTAAAGATAGATGCAGTTTGTGTAGTTGAAGTACCACCCTCACTCCAGTCTGTACTTGCATACAGAGGTAAGCCATAAGCAGAAATAATTCTACCAGTAGCTAAAGGATTTTGTTCATCTCCTCTTTTTTGAGCTTCAGTAAACTCTCCTAAACTAAGCATAGACATATATGACTTAGGGGAAGCATACATATAGAAAGATCCGTCTGCGTAATCGTGTCCACCGTCTAGAAGTTTTTCTAAACCATCTCTGAATAGGGCAGTCGTCATTGTGTCGTCTGTACCTAGTCCTACATTATTAGCAGAAGCTCCTTTGATTACACCAGCAATATAGCTTTCTACTTTCTTTGCTAAAGCATAACCCATTGATTGTGCGTAAGCATTGAATAAATCGGCAGATTCTTGAACTCTTACGATGTCCTCGATTCTCTTAGCTTCGTAGAAGTGCTGATCTACATTTAACTGAACTACTCCGTCAGTTTGTGCAGAATATGCTACTGGATTACTTTGTCCAGCTTGTTTTTCTGCTGCTGTTTCTTCCTTAACTTTTGGAATGTTAAGAATGTCGCCACCACTTGATAACATAGATGAAAAGTCTGATACTTGATTTCTTAACTGAAATTTTCTTTCAGCATAATCAAGAATAGCATCTCTCCACATCTCTGGTATAAAATTAGCAGCTGTTGTTTTTGTTACATTAGCCATTTTATTTACTCTCCTTAAAAATGATTATTTTTTTTTAAGGTAATGACTTATCAAGTCTTTATGCGTTCCTCTACGACTTTTTTGATCAGTTAATTCGTTAAAAGGATTTCCTTTAAACTTACTAACAGACACTTGATTTTCAACTTGTCCTACATTAACACCAGACTTTGAATCAAATTCTGATGCTATGTCACGCAAAAGAGATAAATCATCTACCTTCTTAAATTTTTCTCTTTTCGTTTCAGGAATTTTATTTAGAAGAGAATCTCTTTCTTGATTCACATAATTGGAAAAAGATTCATTAATCTCGTTAAATTTAGATTGTAAATCTTTATTCTTATTTTGTTCTTCAACTAAGAGAGCTTTGTATTCTCCTTGCTCTTCTAAAGTCTTTTTACGCTGTTCTTCCTGTGCAGTTGCTATTTGATCTACTTTGCTTTTTAAGTCATTTCGTTCTTTAACTAGCTCCTGAAAACGATAATAAGGAACAGCTTGTTCTGTCTTTTTTTCGTCTTGACTGACTTGAGGATCTTTTACAGCTTCCTCTACAGCTGTATTCTGTGTTTCTTCAGACATTTTTACTCCTTAAGTGGATTATATTATGGTATTAAGTTAATTATGAATTAAATTAATGACAATTAGAATGTCGAAGAAAATAAAAGAGTTTGATTTCAAGCAAAAATGGTTTGATTATATGGAATATCAACCACACGAAGGGCAAAGAAAATTACATTTTCCTGATAAACCTGACGCATCTTATTTTGTAAATATCTGTGGTAGAAGATATGGTAAAACTACTGCAGCATTTCGAGAAGCTGAATTTTACGCAGCACAACCTAATAAAAAAATATGGCTAGTAGGATTATCGTATAAAAAATCACGATTAATGTTTAGAGAAATCTGGAAAGATATGGTTGCAGGTAAAGCAAGCGATATTGACAGAGCATCAGAAAAAGAACAGTATATAAAATTCAAATGGGGAACTACTGTGGAGGGAATGTCTTGCGAGAATCCAGACTCTTTGGTCGGAGAAGGTGTAGATTTGTTAATTATAGACGAGGCAGCAAAAATGCCAAGAAGGATATGGGATATGTATTTATCTCCTACGCTTGTAGATAGAAAAGGTAAAGCTATTTTTATTACTACCCCAGAAGGATTTAATTGGATATATGATTTGTTTTTATTAGGTCAAACTGATCCTCAATGGTATTCGCATCAATCTCCTAGTTGGGAAAATCAATATGCGTTTCCAGAAGGAAAAAAAGATTCTTTCATTCAAGAAAGAAAAAGAAATATGTCCAAAGAATTATTCGACCAAGAGTTTGCTGCAAAGTTTACCTCAATGGAAGGAAGAGTATATCCATTTGATAGAGAAAAAGATATGGGCGTTGTGCCTTATCAAGAAAACCTTCCTACATATTGTTCTATGGACTTTGGATTTAGAATGCCATCTGTTCTATGGTTTCAAACATTTCAGCAAGACGGTAATTGGCACATTAATATTATTGATGAGATAATTCACGAAAGAAACATATCAACCGACAAATTAGCAGAAATGATAAAAAAGAAAAACTATCCAGTTATTACCTATTACGGCGATCCTGCAGGTAGTTTTGTACAAGGACAATCTGGAATGGGAGATATACATATTTTGCGTAAGCACGGAATTTATGTGGAGTACAGAATGGATAGACTATCTCGCGACATACAATCTGGTGTAAGTTATTGTCGTGGATTTTTTGAAAATGCAGATGGTTTAAGAAGGATAAAAGTAGATAAAAAGTGCGTAGGTATTGCAGAGGATTTCGAAGGATATAGATTTCCAGAAGCCGTGGAAGGCAAATCAATTTCTAATAATCCTATCAAGGACGGATATTATGAACACGGTTGCGATGCTTTTAGATATTTTATATTGAATAGATTCCCAATTAGAAGTAATTTCATTGGAAGAATATCACGATAAAAGGAATACTTTAATGGTTTTAACAGCTAGAGAAATTATACAAGATTCATTAACACATTTTAAAGAAGAACAAGCAAAAGCTCGTAGAGCAGAAGTAAGAAAGTTTTTAGATTATTATTCTGGCTCATTAACCGATCAATACATTGAAGATTATTTCAAATCTGACGCATTCCAAGAAATTCCTCACTACAATACCAACATCGTGAAAAAATTCGTAAATCGTATGTCAAAAATTTACACGATTGGGGCAAAGAGAAATGTAAATGAAAAGTATTTAGAGCTGTCATCAGTAAAGAATGCTCGTATGAAGCAAATGGAAAGAATGACTCGCTTGCTTGGTACTTGTGCAACTTATGTAATGTATGATGAAGAAGAACAAAGATTTGAATATCGTCCTATTTATTATTTTGAGCCGTATTTTGGAGATAATCCATACAAGCCAGAATCTATTGTATATCCTATGATGCACGGACACGCAGATTTATCAGATACTGATGAATTGATGTATGCTTATTGGGATAAAGACACTCATATCAAATTTGATGAAAATGGCAATATTTTAGAAGAAGTACAGCACAATTTAGGTATTTTGCCTTTTGTATTTACACACAGAGAAGAACAATTAGATTCTTTCTTTGTTGAAGGTGCTTCTGATTTAGTATCTGCAAATGAACATATCAATATTACTATGACTGAGATGCAATTAGGTTTGAGATTCCAAATGTTTGGGCAACCAGTAGTTACTGGATTAATTTCTGATAACGCAAATGTAAGAGCAGGATCAGACGAAATTTTAACTTTACCAGAGGGAAGTAATTATAATATTGTATCTCCAGAAGGAAATGTAAGAGATGTTATTGAAAATATTAAATGGCAAATAGAATTAGTAGCGTTGAATAATCACTTATTTGTTACTTTCGCACAATCAGGTGGAGAAGTACCAAGTGGTATTTCTCTAATGATTAAAGACTTGGAACGCCACGAAGATTTTATTGATGACAAAGAACTATATCGTCAATACGAAAAAGATTTTTATAAAGTAGAATATGCTTTATCTCAAACCAATAATTTGGGATTACCAGAAGTTTCTCAATTTAAAGTAGACTTCTCTGAAGTCGAATATCCAATGACTACTCAAGATAAGATTATGTTGAACGAATATAAATTAAAACATAACTTAACTACTCAAGCACAATTATTAGCAGATGAAAACAAAGATTTAAGTATTGCTGACGCAGAACAAATCATAGAAGCTAATAAATCTAAAAATGAATTGGAGATAGTCGATGAAGCTGAAAATAGAAACGCTGATTAATTTTAACTTTCATAAAGTTACTGGAGCTGCTTTTAAAACAAACCTAGCTAAAAGCTTAGACAATTTAGCAAAATCAGCAAAAGCCAAAGTAAAGAAAACATTTAAATTGCAAAAAGATATAGATGGTAAAAAATTTGCACCATCAACCTCTGGATATTTAAATATGAAGCATAAGTTTAATCAAAATAAAATTAAATCAAATCAAATTATGACAGATACTGGAAGATTGAAAAGAAGTATTGATTCGCATACAAGTCAGCAGCTTTTAGAGTCTGTTGTAGGAACGCCTTTAGGTAGGTATGAAAAACATTTAGAAGATAATGTATCAGGAGTGGTAAGAGGTAAGTCTGTATATAAGGGATATAGAGGAGATTTTTCTACTATACCACAAAGAAAATTCTTTTTCACATCTGATGAAGAAGCATTTGAGAAGATGGAAAAGCACATTGATAAAGAAGTAGATGAGTTTTTTGAAGAATTTATAAGGAATCTTTCTACAAGTATGCGTAAACTTAAATAATGAAAGATCTAATACAGAAATTATATTTAATGGTTTTAGAGCTTAGAGAAATATCTGAAGCTAATAACGAACTACTAGGGTTTTTATGTATGAAAATAGCACCAAATAAAACATCAACAAAAGAAATAGACAAAAGCGACATATCTTATATATCAATGGAAATGTCAGAACTATGTGAAAAGTATGATATTATGCCTGAAGATTTTGGCGTTGCTTAGATTCTAATTCTTCTAATTTTTTTAACCACTTTCTTCTTTCACTATTGGTAGGACGGCGAGAAGGCAATGGTTTTAATCCAACCTTTTTAGCTCGTTGCAATAAAGCATATCTACTAGCTCTATCCTCTCTAAGTTTTTTTTGCGACGGCTTTTTGCCTTTTTTAATTCTTTCTATAGCTTTTCTTTCACTTATCTTACGCTTTAATGGTTTGTCATTTATCTTATTTCTTTCTGGAAGAGTTTCTATCTTTTCTTTAATCTCTTCGCTTTCAGCGTCTATAATATCTTCTGCGTCTATCTGCTCTGCTTTCAAAAACTTTTCGAATGGGCTATCTACGGTTACATTAATGTTTTTCACAAGTTTCCCTGAATGTTCTAATACTAGACGCCCTGCCTGGACATTACCTTCAACTGCCTCTCTTATCATACTATCTAATACCATTGGGAGCTTAGAGTTGAAAGAAACCATATATTTTTTATAGTATAAATCAATAAATCTATCATCTGCAAACCAGTTATGTATTGTAGATTCTCCCAGCTTTAAATGTTCTGCTAATTCTTTTTTAGACAATTCTGGATTGTGGATCAATAAATCAATAGCAGCCATTTGATTGGCTTTCTTTAGCTCAAGATTGCTCATTTGCCTTGTCCTCTATATTTCTTCTTATAGTGTTTTTTAGATTGCTTATTTCCAAACTTGGTGTTGTGGCTCATACCTTGTCGAGTTTTTTTTGCACCGTTCGATTTTCTAGTGCGATCTTGAAATAATGATTTTCTCATTTCTTGTAAACTTTTTCTGCTCCTGCAATTCCAAATGAGCCAAGTGTAACCCAAACAAATGAATTATAAATGTAGTCGTTTACTAAAAGCTCAATTCCAATTATACCCATCACTAAATCAACGATGCCAAATACACACATCAACGCAAAGGATAAAAAGCCAATAATATTTTTTTCATTGTATTCGTTTTTGTCTTTGAATAATTCCCACATAATTTACCCCTTTAGGTATTTAAATTTTCTCTTGAATGGATTGCCTTTCAATTTTTGTTTTACTGATTTCTTTTTCATTCCATAAAGACGCTTAGGTATAAAGTTTCTTGCTGATGATACGGTAACATTCATTTTCCAACCTTACGCATTGCTGCAGTATGTGCTTGTTTAAAGGTTTTACCTTTTCTCATTGCTGCTGCCATAGATCGTAAATGTGCTTTGGTGTGATGAATTTTATGTCTGCTCATCTGTCTTTTCTGTGTTTTGTTTAATCCTTTTAGACTAACACCTTTTAAATTTTTAGCCATTACTTCTTCTTGCCTTTCTTCATCTTTTTCTTTTTATTTTTTTTCTTTCCAGTATGATACGGCATAACTATCTCCTTTTAATTTTATTTTTCGGACACGATTTAATGTATTCAATTCTGTTTTGTATCTTTAATCCAGTATGTAACCCACAATAAGTTATACTCTTTTCCTTCGCAGCAAACGAGCATTTCTTGTCGATCAAAGAACAGTAGTCAAACACGCTAATCGATGTCTAATTCTTTGCGTAATTTGCTATCTGACATAGATGCTGGAGCATTAATGACCAATTTAGGTACTTGAGGTATCCTCTTTACGAGGAACTTCTCATCTTCACATAAACACAATTCTAATGCGTCCTCAGTCATTTTTTGCTCTACTTCGAATACTTTATCGCACTCTAAACATCTGTAATCATATCTTGGCATAGGACAATTTACTGGTAAAATGCAATAAAAAACCACGAAAATTTAGGATTTGTGATCTAGTGAAAAACCACAAAAAAATTAGTGCAGCAATATCTCTGCAACTCTAGTATTATTAGTCGTTTACGGGAATTTTTTATTTTCTTGATTCTTAATATACTAGTATTAAATTATTACTATTTATACGCTAGTCGTTAATCGCATTTTCGCAAGGATCACTCATAGACTTCCATATTATAAGCGAGTACGCCCCTACCCCCCTAGAAAAAATCTGCTTTGCTTCGTCGTTTTAAAAATTGGGGCGTGGTGTTGCTAGTTGCTAATACTATAATACCCCTTAAAAAAATATTACATAAAATGTAAAAAAAGCTAACACCCATAAAAGATTTATGCTTAAATTCGAATGTAATGAGAATAAACAAGGAATTACAAATAATGAACTTAACAAAAAGAGAAGATGTTTTAAAATTTGCAGCTCTTACTGTTGCTAAAGATTATAACTCTTCAATTCAAATAATAAATAATTGGCTTGTAAATAATCCGTTTGACCATAACGCAATGAGCCAATTTAAAGGGAATAAAAACCCTGACAAAAAAAAGAAATATCTAGGTAGCCCTCAAAACATATACCAAGATAAACTTTTACCAATTTTAAAAGCTGCAAACTCTTCAAATCCTAAAGAAGAACTTTATAAGCTTTTTGATGGTAAAGGTAAAATAAACAACATATCAATTTTTTCAGATGGTAACGCAAAACTAAAATTCTTAAACTATTCAACTATGCCAAAAGTTAATTGTGGAGGAGCAGGAAGCTGCTTAAGTTTTTGCTACTCGTTTAAGAGTTTAAGAAATCCCAATGTTGTGGCTCGATGGGTTGCCAATACCATATTAGAAAACCACGCTTTCGAAATTATAGAAGATTCTTTAAGATGGAACTTAGGAAGGAAGATATACAAAAGAGAAGATAAGGATCAAGTAGTAGATTTTCGTCTATATAATGATGGAGATTTTCAAAGCTTAGATAAAATGTTGTCTTGGTTTGACATCTTAAATAAGTTCCCAACTCTTAGAGCTTACGCTTATAGCAAGAGCTTACATCTCTTCAAAAATTTTATTGATGAGTACGGAGCAGTAAATATTCCTAAAAACTTTCTGCTAAATCTTAGCTCTGGAGTACACCCAATATATAAACCCCTTAAAAAAGTTTTATCTCAATATGACTTTGTAAGGGGGGATTTTATAGGGTTGCCGATGGATAAAAAAGTAAAGCCTACGGATTTAACCAAAGAAGATAAAAAAGAACTAAGACAAAAAGCCAAGAGTTTAGGTTTTCAAAAGACTTTTATTTGTGGGGGAATTTGTCAAACTTGTACAAATCAAGGTCACGCTTGCGGTATGAGTAAATTTAAAAATGTTACCATAGTAACGCCGATACACTAACAACATAAGGAAGTAAGAAAATGAGTATAAAAGAAATGAGAAAAATAGATGATATAAGAATATTAAGCTCTGAACATCTAATCAAAATGAAAACAACGCAACACGCTTTAAAAGAATTTTGCGTTTTTGTAAGTGAAGCAACCATAAAAAGTAAAGTAGTTACGGAAGAGGGAGAAGAGGGATTTTTTACAAGCTTTTTTGTAAGTAAAAACCCCTTAAACATTCAACATAATACGGAGATTAAAAAAAATGTTAGTTGAAATTATAGCTTATACGCTTTTTATATTGTTCTTTTGGGAGCAACTAAAAAAAGCAATTCAAGAGCTAGATTAAACAAAGCAAAAAAAAGACAATGATAAAATATATTCTTAGTTCTAAAATTTTTAAAGTAGTTGATCCTTCTCTAATATTATTTATTGGAGGGTATTTTTATTTTTTTATAAAGCAGCTTATAATATTTTTAAAGAAAAAATTTTTATTAATAATAAACGAGGTTAAACAATGAACGAGTATAATATTAGAATAGGAAACGATCCGAAAGAGTATAAATTAAATCATTTAAGAGCATTTAATATAAAAGTATTACCTGCTACTAATTATAAAGGTACTAGGGTTGTAATTAATGATTTAAGAAATAAAAAACGAGTAGTGCAATCTTATAATTATGAGATTGGATGTATTAGAAATCAAGCTTTTAAATTTTTGCTAGATTTAGGTATTAAAGTAAATTCTTTTTATTACAATGAAAAAGATTATACTTATACGCTTTTAACTGAAAATTTCGAAACGATGATTAATAATAAACGAGGTTAAACAATGAAATATAAAAAAAGAAGTAATAATATTTATGCAGATTATGAATATTATATTGAGCAAGAGGATTTATTTCATATAGCTTTTTTTAACTTTTTCACTAATAATAAAGAAAGGGCGAAAGTTAATTATATATGGAAGGCGTTATTAAAACAACATAACAAGGAAGGAATAAATGAAACCAAATAAAAAAGAGATTAAAGGAATAAGAGAAGCAATTTATAAATATTTTGACACTAACGAAGATGAAGCTTATATAGATTCTGATAGAATTGCAGTAGTTAGAAATTATATTTCTGATTGTCCAAGTTGGGTTGGAGATGTTGCTTTTGTATTATTCGGAGATGTAGAATTTAATTTAATACTTAGGAAGTCCAAAGATACTTGGAAACCATTTAAGCACATTGACGAAAATCATTTAACCAGGATTGAAGATGAGTAAAGAAAAACATATACTATCTGATTTCAAATTAAATCAAAATTTTGAAAACTTAGTAGATAGACATATAGAAGAGTCTTTGGATCAAGGACTTGAAATAACAAATTTAGGTTGGGCGACTACTGAAAAAGAAATTTGCAGTAAGGCGTTTTATTCTAATAATCAGACAATAGGTGTATATTTAACTTCAGGAATAAATGAAGATGGATATTATCATATTGTAGAGCCAAAAAAACAAATAAGGGAGCAGCTATGAGTGTAAGTAAAGAGAAGTTCTTTAGATTTCTTAATTCTAGAGATAAAGGAACTTATAATGTGTTTGATCCTAGATTTAGAGAGGACGCAAATTTGACAAAAGATGAAACCATCTTTATAATTCGCAACTTCGATGAATTGGAATTGCAGCACAACAACAAAGCTAGTATTGTTAATTACTTTAATAGCAAATAAAAAACGAAAGGGGGAGCAAAAAACTCCCCCTTCTCGCTAACAAACAAGGTTATATGAATGAACATATAGAAAGGATCTCAACTTACAAACGAATATTTAATATTCATAAAGAAAAAATATTTTTACTAAATTGTATTATTTTCTTTACACATTTGTATATTTATATTTATATTGTCATACAAGGAATGAACAAAAACAAAACAATTTATTATTTATTGGGCATAGCTATATCTTATATCTCATTATATATCCTATCAGTTAAATCACATTATAGCTATGTCCATATTTTTTAACAAACAAGGAGAACAAATGAAAAAAGATAAAAATGGAATACCTTATAATTTAGAAGTACCTATTTATTATAATGTAAAGGACGGATTTTATATTTTAGAAATGGATACTATGATTGATGAGTTTAATGACAAATTAAAATCGTTAGATAGTCTTTGCGTAAAATTGAAAAAGGGAAAATAATGGAAGAAGATAAAAAAATGAAAAAGTGGGTTGATAATAAAATTAATGAACTAAAGCAAAGTGGCGAGTATTATTTAGAAAGAGGTACTAGTCATATAACATTGCAAGATATTGAAAAGAAGTGCCAGGATCAAATAGTAGATACTGACAAACCTATCAAGATACAAAGAGTTGTTTGTGGAGGTAATGCTCAAGAAGTATTTTATACTTGGGAGATGTGGATTGATAATGGACAATTAGTTATTTCTATTGACGAAAGTAATGGACATTGGGGTAAAAAAGCACAAGCAAGTGAAGATAGACTTGATGAAAAATTAAAACAAAAACTTGAAGATGAATATTATGATGAGGTAGAAAATGAATGAAGAAATACAAAGTGGAAAAGATTGGATTGAGTATAATATTGATAACTTAATAGATCAGCAGCAAGAACAAGACGATGATAAAGAATTACTATCTACTTGTTGTGGAGCAAGTGGTATAGGAAATATACATAAACAGAACGGAGAGCATTATGGCTTATGTGCTAGATGTAAAGATCATTGCGACTTCGAATATGACGAGTATTAAATGAAAGAAATAATAAAAAGATTGGAAGATATGCTTTCCTGGAGTGATAGACTTGGAAGAGATGAGATTGATGAATTGAAAGACATAATTAAGCAATTAAAGGAAAATAAATGAAAGAGTATACAGATAAATCAATCAAACAAGTTTTTCAATATTTTAAAGGTAAAATATCCAAAGATGAAATAAGGTTATTGGCAGATAGTAATCTTTGGTATTTACTTTGTTTCGTACACACTAAAATTATGCCAAGAAAAATTAAAGGAGGACTAATGAAAGAATATACAGATAAACAAATTAATTCAATGATTCTGTATTTGAGGATCAATAAGGTAGCTGAAATACAATATATAGATAGACAAGCTATAGACTCAAATGGTAAACAAATTGATAGTGGAGATTTGACTTTTTACGATTATATGTCTGCGAGTCATTTAACAAAAGAACAACTAATATCTGCTGCTATAGATAGTGGGTGGAAGGAAAATTGGAAAAAATATGAACAATGATAACATATTTTATCTTTTAGACGCTTGGCTACGCACTAATGAAAGAACACAGTCTTGGTTAGCTAGGCGACTAGAGATAAATAGAGTGACTATAAGTCAATGGAAAAAACAAAATAAAGTTCCTATGCAGTCAAAATTAGCAATTTGCTATGTGACTGGAACGAGCTTTGAACAACTATGGGAGGAAGTATGAGTGAGGATCTAATTAAAAAATATAATTTAGAAGAGAATGATTTTTGGACTCTTCGTGGAAAGAAAATTATATCTTTTGATGGTGTGGTTAAGATTATAGACGCTGAAGGTGTAAAATTTGAAATGTCTGATAATCTTGAACATAGAGAAGGAATGGGAGTAGCAATTAAAGTCAAAGCTTGGGTTGAGAGTGACGAAGTCGGTTACGCCGAAGAAGAAACTTTTGGAGAGGCAAATGATGTCAATTGCAAAAATCAATATTTCTGGGCTATGGCAGAAAAAAGAGGTAAAGCAAGAGCAACTCTTAAGCTGCTTGGCTTATATGGAGGAAATTTATTCCATACTGAAATTGAAGCTGATGACTTTCAAAGAAAAGCTCCAACTGTTAAACAAATAGAATATTTTAATAGATTGGAAAAAGAGGCACTTTCAAAAGGTGTATTAGATAAACAAGCAAGACAATGGCTTACTGCTAATGCTAATGGTATTAGAGGTAATGTAGATGTTTATGATAAAGCTCTACAAAGTCTTAAAAAAGCAATGGAGGTAGTATGATTGATGGTTTTACCTTAATCGGATTTATATTCATATTTTCATTACTTATAACGATTTTGTTTAATGGATAATAGTTTTATAAAACTTTATCGCAAGATCCAAGACAACTGGATTTGGAACAATTCGTTATACTTGAAATGTTGGATAGATATGTTGATGAGGGCTAGTATAAAGTCCTCATCAATGTTGATCAATAATCAAATTATTAAAGTTAATAGAGGGGAAATAGTTTTTTCACAAAAAAATTTTGCAAATCGTAATAATATGTCCAGGCAGCAGCTTAGAACTTTTTTAAAAAAACTTGAAAAAACAAATATGATTGAAGTAAAATCTAACCAACTAGTAACCCACCTTATTATTGTCGGATACCAACTATACAATGATAAGAAATCAACCAACTATCAACCAACTAGCAACCATATTATAAGAAAGAAAGAAAGTAAGAATAAAGAAAATAAAGACTTTCATTTATTTTGGAAGCATTATCCTAAAAAGGTTGGTAAGAAAAAAGTACAAGATAAGTTTGAAGCAAATAATTATCCTATTGATTTAATTATTAAGAATATAGAATTGCAAAAAAAATCGGATCAATGGCAAAATCAACAATATATACCTAATCCTGAAACCTATCTAAATCAAGAACGATGGACAGATGAGGTAGTATTACCAGTTGCAGACGATGAGCCGATTTATGTTTATCAATGTGGTAAATGCAAAAAACAAAAGACAACTTCGGAATATAGGGATTTATATGTTTCGTGTTGCGACCAACAAATACAACCTAGGAAGGAATATAAATGATATTAACAGATAGAGAAAAAGTGGCAATACTTTTAGATTTTGTTCACGACTATATCAATGGAACTTATGAAAAAAAAGATGAGTTTGAAAAAGCCAACGAAGTAGTTGGAGAAGTAAAATCAAATGATTATTTAGACAAATATTTACAACCAAGAAAGGAATGCAAATGATGACACTATTATTAAAAACTCAACAAGAGTTGCATAGAAATACAACTAAATGGAATAGAGTAGTAGAAAAAATAAAAAAGATAAACTTTAAAAAATATGAAAGCAATCAGACTATCGGCTTTATAATTGATGATATAGTAAAAGGAGAGTTTATAAATGAAACCAAGTAGTGCAAAAGCGAAAGGAAGAAATTTTCAGAATAAAGTAAGAGAAATGATTATGGATAAATTAGGGATCAATGAACACGACATAAAGACAGCAGTAATGGGAGAAAGTGGTATGGATATTATATTATCCAAAGCAGGTAGAGATACTTTTCCTTATGCAGTAGAGTGTAAAAAAGTTGAACGAATGAATGTTTGGAAGTGTTATGATCAAGCTTGTCAAAATTCAGATGATTTAAAACCGTTGTTAGTTTTCTCAAAAAACCATTCAAAAGTAATGGTTTGCTTTGAATTTGAGGATTTATTAGATTTGATTAACAATAGCAATGGATTTAAGAGATTGACAAAATGAAACTTACAGAGGACGGATTATACTTTATATCTTGCCCTAATTGTGGTAGCAAGGATATGATTAAAAAAGGTAGTCAGAAAAATGCTGACGGATCTTTAAAGCAAAAATATTTCTGTAATGACTGTAAGTGTAAAACCGTAAATCCAATTAGAAATGACATAGAGCTAGTTAGAGAGAATTTAAAACTTGCCAAACAAAAACAATCTGCCCAAGATGTAAATCGAATAGAAAGAAAATCATTTAGAGAATATGCAAGATATGAAAACGCAGTACATAATCTATTATTTGATATTCAAGCATTACTTCAACATAAAAATTTTTCAGAATTTAAATTTAAAAAGGTTAAGCAGGGTAAAAGTGTTGGAGTGCTGCAAATATCTGATACACATTTTAACGAACTTGTTTCCCTACCTCATAACAATTATGATTTCAAAGTTGCTAGTAGACGCTTAAAACATTATGTGAGCAGAGCAAAAGAAATATTTAAAGTATATGATATAGATAATGTATTAATAGCGATTACTGGAGATTTAATTAACTCTGACAGAAGATTAGACGAAATGCTCAATATGTCTACGAATAGATCCAAAGCAGTATTTTTAGCAGTAGATTTATTACAGCAAATTATATTTGATGTCGGACAAGATTATTCTGTATCAGTTGCTTGTGTAACTGGAAACGAAAGTAGATTAAAACAAGATTGGGGTTGGTCAGACTTTATGGCGTCAGACAATTACGACTTTGTTATCTTTGAAATACTAAGACATTACTTTAAAACAACAGATGTGCAGTTTGTTGTTGATGATCCTACGGAAGTAGTAGTTAATGTCGCAGGACAGAATTTATTATTATTACACGGAAACGGTAGTTTTACTACGCAATACGAAAAAAGCGTAAATCAAATAAAAGGTAGATACGCAGGTAGAGGTGTGCAAATTGATTATATTATATCAGGACACATACACTCTGCAAGAGTAGGAGATATTGCAAGTAGAAGCAGCTCATTAGTTGGAGCTAATGAATATAGCGAAAAAGGATTAAATCTATCAGGAAGGGCAAGTCAGAATATTTATATTTTTCACGAAGATAAAAATATAGACGCTATGAAGATAGATTTACAATATGTTGGAGAGGAGTGTTACGACATTGATAGCGATTTGGAAAGTTATAACGCTAAATCCTCCAATAAACTAAAACCAAAGAAAACCATATTTGAGGTAACGATATGATGTTGAAATTAAATCCAGAGGAAACACAAGTCTTGAAGTATATCTTTAAAAGTCATTGGGTTAAAAGATTGCCACCTGCAATTAAAGAAGTTGCTTTTGACATAAAAAAAGCAATGGACAATCCCAAACAAGTGACGGAACAAGAATATGTTGGACTTAATCCAACTTGGAAACATTGCGAAAATTGTGACGATTAAATAGTATGATTATAGCAAAATTACATCAATGCGTTTATAACGCAGTAGTATCGCTTTGTCTTAAATATAAAAACAAGGAAGGAAATATGTACTACAATACAACAAACTACAATGGAAGTTTGCTTAGAACAAACTTGAAACAAGCAAACAATCAGGAGCAATTAACATTAGCAGTTTTTCAGACTTATCCTAATGAAAATCTGTCTGCAAATGAGGTGTGGGCTTTTTTAATTGACAATGAATCGATTAATGAACAAACACCATTAACATCTATACGCAGAGCAATTACTGATTTAACAAATAGTGACAGACTTGTAAAAACAGATAAAAAGGTATTAGGATCAGCAGGAAGAAAAACATACACTTGGAGATTAAAATAATGGCTTACGAACACAAAGAAAATAAAGGATCAATATTTACAAACGAAAAGAAAGAAAAAGATACACACCCAGACTATACTGGACAAGCAAATGTAAACGGAACAGTTTATAATGTGTCTGCTTGGATTAACGAAAGTAAAACTGGTAAAAAATATTTTGGGTTAGCTTTTTCTATTCCTAAATCAAAAGACGAAGAATTACCATTTTAACTAATTGGGGTAGTTTGGTATACATATAAACAATAAAATATAGGAGCTTACTCTCTTGTTAATAAAGTTTGTGCAAATACCTGGTTGGCTACGGCTACCCCATTAAATTATGATAGACAAAAAAATAGAAAAAAAATATAAAGAATTATTATTAACTTTAAGGGAAGAGAATAATAACATAATGGAAAGAGCAAGAAAAAATAATAAGATAAGAGAAAATCTTATATTGCGTAAATTGGAGGATAAAGATGACGAAAAAAGCAGAAGGTAGGTTTTACCAAGATGTCGCTTTTAGATCTGAAAAAGATGACTGGCACACTCCGTACGAATTATACGAAACAATAAACTCTTATTTTGATTTTGAGTGCGATGTTTGTGCCGATGACGATAATGCTCTTTGCGATAATTATTTTACAAAAGAATTTAGCTGCTTAACAAACGAATGGTATTGTATTAATTATATGAATCCACCATACAGTAGAGGTATGGAAAAATTTATCAAACGAGCTTACGATCAATATTTTGAAGAAGGCAATGTCACGGTAGCTTTACTACCTGCTAGAACGGATACAAAATGGTTTCATAACTATATCTATAAATCTGCTGAAATAATTTTTATAAAAGGAAGAGTAACTTTTTATAACAATGAAGGCAAATTACCTAATTCTGCACCATTTCCTAGTATGATAGTAGGTTGGGGTGTTGATCCAGGCACATTTTCAGACTTAAGAAGCGAAATTAACAAATAACGCATTATTTTAGGTGTTCATACCACTTTGTTCTATCTCGCTTATGATATGCTATTAAGAGTGTTTTTATGGCTTTGTAGGGGTGTTTTAAGAAGAAAAATTTCTTATAATTGCTCTTCAATGTTGATTTCAACACGATACACATTATAAGCTGTTTCCGTAACTGGTAATTTGTTATTTACAAAGCGAACTTCAAAGCTATCTGAAAAATTTCCAGTTTCTGTATAGTGAAAAGAGTTCTTTTGTCCTTTAGCAAAATCAAACAAAGCAACCAACAAGTTTTTATTTGCTTCGCTTATATTTTCGTAGATCAATCTTCTTTGCCTTCTTGATGATTCGTGATTAGCAAAAGTGTAAGTTTCTCCACCTACGGATTTTTTTACTACAATACCATCATATTTTTTGGAAACCTCTGTTCCAATATTAGGATTTTGACTAGGTGTATAATTCCCAGTATTAGTTCCATTTGTATCTTCTCCGAATTTTACTGATGATATTGGCATAATAAAATTTAATCCTTTTTATATTTCTCTCAAAGATACTTTTAAACTTCCTGGCTTTCTAGTCAATGAAGTCAATATAAACTTCTTTCCATTGAAGGATTGTCCAAATGGCTCTACAATCATATCAGTATGATCAAATGCACATATATCTCCAACTTCCATTAAATAAAAATATGAACTTCCACCACTACTTCCAGGATTTATAATCTCGGTGTCTATAATTAATTTAGGGTTTCCTTCTATTGCATTATAATAATTGGCAAAACCATTATTTTTATTTCCACCCATATTAGAATCTCCTGCTTTGTTTCTTAATATTTTCAGCTCGTGAGTTTTAATATTTTCTTTGCTGCTAATATTGTATGTCGATCTAGGATTGTTGGTTGTGTCTGTACAAGTTATTTCTTGAATAGGTTTATCTGTAATTGGATTAGTGTCAAACTTTACAATTCTTTTTGTTACTAAAGATTCAAAAGGAGTCAAAGATATATTTAAATCAGTAATATCATTTTTTCCTATTGTGTGTACTACATTAGGAGTGTTTGGTATATGTATATATTGTGGCGTAGCGTTTGAAGGGCGAAATCTAAAAATAAAACCACCTTCTTCTTGACATTTTTCTAACAATTTTTTCAACTCTTCTTGTTTGCTTGTATAATAATAACAAAACCAATTTGCTCTTGCAGAATTTAAATCACTATATCCGTCTGGAGTGTCAGTAACCCCTGCAAATCTATATAGCAAATCTCTGTGCATATCGTGAATTAATGATACAGTTCCTGATGAAAAAGATTTGTCAAACCCATCTGCACCAGTATATAATTCTTTAACGCTAGTTACTGCACTATTTTTTGACAACTTTTCTGCAGTTGCGTCTGAAGCAGATGGCTGTGTTATTTTTGCAGTAACCTCTAAAAACATATCTTTCATTAACAAGGTAGCAGTATTAAAATCATCTGCTGTACCACCACCTGGATCTAATGGATTATTACTAAAACTAATGAATACTTGTATTTGGTCAGGCATTGTTTTCAAGCTAGAGGGAAATAAGCTTGTGCTTAATAAGTTAAATTCTGTCGTAGTGTTTGCTTGAACATTAGTATATTGCACTTGTTCTGAGCTGCTTACCTCATTCCAGTAAGGAAGAACTCTTATAGTGATAGCTAAATCGCCGTCTCTTTCTTGAAATGCACTTACTTGATGAGTAAAGCTAAATTTCAGCTCTGTTATTTCGTGTACTTCTTTTGGTAAGTCTGTAATAAAGTAATTAGCATTTAGACTTTCACTTGCATCAGATTGAAATGTGAATGTTGCATTTGTAAAAGTGCCTGCTGAATCATAAGCATTACCAACATTTGTTATTGTCAATCCAGTTCCATTGCCACTACCTGCCACATTTCCAGGATTAGAAACTGTTTGTGGACGAATCTTATAACTTCTTTCTAAATCTAAATCAGTTCTCATCACATTTCTATCTGTATCGTTTGTTGCACCTTCGTAGTCATCGTAGGTTGAATTGCTAGAAACATCGTCCAGAGGAACAAACATAGGGTATCCAGTAGAATTAAATGTATCCCTTATAGGAAAATGCAATCTAGCATCGCTTGTTTCTGCTTGATGAAATAAACAATTAAATACATCGTTATTTAAAGTGTCTACTTGTACTGGAAATACTCGAGCATCTGTTACAAAATCAGGCACATTAACTGTTGATGTTTCTGGAGTCGCCTCTCCGTACAATATAGGGTAATAATTACCTGATTTAGATTGATACTCTGGAATAGAAATGTTTTCAATCGGATCTTGAACTGCTATAACCAAATCAACGGTGTCAGAATTTTTTAGTTTAACTTCTTTCAATCTGCCATTAAAAATCTGATTAGTCTTTGTATTTATTCTTGAATATATAATTACTTGATGATTTATATAATTTCTACTACCAGAGCTAGAGTATATTTCTTCTGCTAAGGTTTTGCTGTGATTTGATAATGTTCCATTTGCACAGCTTATAGTAACATTGCTAACAGACGCTGTTGATTTTTCTAAATCTATTGACTCTCTAATTGAAGGAATATTGGTAATAAATCCGTGATATTTCATATCGCTAATACTACCGTGTGGTATGTCAGCCGTAGCTAGTCTTATAATAAAATTAGAAGTGTCTGCAGGTTGTGGATCGTTTGGATTGGGATAATTTTGATTTCTAAATTCAAACAAATACTCTTCTGTAAGTCCAGTAGTTGTAGAAAAACTATTCAGAACATTATTATAATTAGTATTTCCAGATAAAGCCATTATGCTAGATTTCTTTTAATAGTATTTTCTATTTCAGGAAGTAAATTATCTCTGACAAATTCTTGTGTGCCAATTACATTACCCATTATATTCACATTAATAGAACTACCACCACTAGCATCTCCAAAGTCTGGAGTAGACAATGGTGTAATATCTACTCGTTCTCTACCACCAGCGTTATCTCCTACTGTGATAGTTTGCTGTCCATCTGTTATAAAAGAGCCACCACGAGCAAATTGTGGAGGTTGTTGTCCTGCTAATAATCCTGCTTGTGCTGCACCAGATGCAATAACTAGTCCACGCTGAACTCTCAATGCTGCTGCTCCTGCTGCTGCTCTCGTACCTCCAACTTTATTACCAACTGCAAAAGCTGCTGTAGCTACACCCTTCAATTCATCAGCCATATCTTTTAGTTTACTTGCAGTAGCCATAGAACTTAAGATTACTTTAACTATTTCATTAGCTTGATTGATTTTAAAGATTGTATTTTGCTGACTTTGTAAATTCTTAAGAGCATCTTTTTCCATATCTTGTCGTTCTTCTGCACTTGCTCTTCTAAACTTGTCAGTATCTCTCAATGCAGAAAGCTCTGCTTGTTTTTGTTGATCTATGCTTTTTTGTGCAATACCTAACACTTTATTGAAGTGATTATTAAATAGCTGTTCTCTCGTTTCTAATCGTAGTTTTTCTCCTTCTAATAATGTTTTAGCGTCCTCGTCAGATAATTTTAATGCTTCTGCTAATTTTTCTGCTTCTTTTGTAATAGCAGACGACAAACCAAGTATTTGCCTTTGAATTTGTTCATACAATGTTGCTAAATTCAAATTTTCTTCCAATGCAGCTTTTCTTAATTTTTCGTCAGATATTATCTTGCCTAAAATTCTTACATTAGTTAGTAAAGATTCTAACTCATCTTTTTCATCTTGAAGTTTTTTTGTTGCCAAATCACTTCGTTTTTGCGATCCAATAGAAAGACTTCCATTTATAGCTTCAATTCTTTTTAAAATCTTTTCTTCTCCTCCGTGATTTTTCAAAATATCTAATTGAAGTTTTGCTAAATCTTTAGTCATATCTAATCTAATAGAATCACTTGCAATTATTGCTTCTCTAATCTTATTACTATCCAATGTTGTCTTTTTTTCAATAGCGTCAAGCTCTATTGACTGCATTCTCATTCTTAACATTTCAAGTCTTAGTTCTACAGCAGCATCTCCCAACTCCCCAAGCTCTCGAATAGAAGTTTCTAATGTTGTTTCTCCCATCTCTTGAAACATTTTAGCTAATCCAGAGAATGCGTTTGTTAAAGTGCTTACAACTCCTCGCATATTTATCAAATCTCCAAGAGCAGCACTCATTCTTGTAAATGCGTCTGACATATTAGAAACCAGTCCAGTCATTGTTTTTGCAAGTCTGTCTGTAGCACCTGCAATACCTGCTGCTGGATCAAGCAATGTTTCTTCTAATGCTTTTCTAAAATCTGGCAAGCTAACTTTGGATAAGTCATCTATTCCTTTAAAGTCACGAATTAATTGTAAAATACCTCTTTCTCTAAGAATGTCAGCTGCACCTGCACCACCTGCAAATGCTCTACCAAGTGCTTGTGCTGCCTCTGTTGCACTTACGCCCATAAACGCTGCTAAGTCAGCAGTAGGTTTAATCATTTCTTCTGCGTTTGTACCAAATGCTTTTAATGCAGCTCCTGCCTCTACAACATCACTTAATGTAAATGGAGTGGTTGCTGCTACCTTATTAAATGTGTTAAATGCTTTTGTTCCTCTTTCTACAGAGCCAAACATAGAATTAAGTCTTACTTTAACTGCTTCAAACTGCATAGATGTTTGAATAGCATTTCTGAATCCTGCTATAATTCCACCGAATGCAAATGTAAATAAGAGTATTTGGTTTCTAATTGCACCAACTGTTCTTTGCAATCCAGCAGTTTCAATTCTAAATCTTTTTGTTGCTGCTGAACTTCTTTTTAATCTTTCAGCTAACGCCTTATTCTCCATACGGAGTTTCTGTTTTTGTAGACTTAATTTACCTATAGCTTTTTGTGCTTTTACAACAGAAAGTCTATGTTTTTCTTGAGATTGTATAAGCTGAATGTGTGTTTTGTGAGCAGCTTTGCTTTGTGTGTTTAATGTTCTTTGTACTCTTGCTAATTTTTGTTGTGCTTGTGCTAAGTCATCTAGCTTTTGGAGTAATGCCTGAGCTGATCCACCAGTAGTAAATTTTAATTGTATTTCGTAATTTTTAGCCATTTTTCTTTTTATTATATTGCTCTGATTGAATATAATTTAACATTTTTTCTATAACATTGCACTTATCAATCCACTTTTTTGGTTGATTTCCGTATGATCCTTCATAAGGAGGTACTTTCATCTTTTTACAATAAGTGTATCGTTGTATATCTCGTTGATATTCTTTGCTTATAAAATGATTAGGACAAGCAAAAAATGGTAAATGCGACTTAATGGTTTGATGTAATTCGAACTTTCTTTCTGATATTTCGTTATGCTCTTTTAATTCTTGTTTTAACAATCCTATGACATACCAAACATCGTCCATAGATGTAAAGGTGTGAATGCTGTTATTCTTTTTAAGAGGTAACTTAGCTTTATATGGAAAGGTAGAATATTTGCAACCCTCACACCAATCATCTATCAATATATTTAACTCAAGTGAGAGGGATTCTATTCCCCCAAGCTATTATATTCCTGAATAGCTAGTTGTAATTCTACTCTGTCGTTAATTGACAAAGATTTAATAAACTTATCATCTGCACCTTTTACTCCGTTTCTAATCCATAGCGTACTTAATGCAAATTGATTTTTAATTACTGATTGTCCGTCTACTTCTTCAAACTGTACAGAATCCATACATTTATCAAAGTCGTCTACAGACATTTCTACAAGCGTAGCTTTTACACCACTCTTGAGTGTTATTTTTTTAGACATTGTTTATCCTTTATTTGTTTAATCTGCTTCAATAGTGATAGCAATTAAATCTCCAGTAGTACCTGCTACTGCTTTTTGACTTATTGACAAAAACATAGCTTC